GACGCTGACCGCTGCGCTCAGCGGCGAAAAGCTGCAACCGCCGTTGGTGCAGGCACATTGGGACATGCTGAAGGCCCGCGTGCTTGGCATAAAGTTTCCGATCAAGGGGCGGCCGGGCTGGTATCTCGGCGTAGCGCTGATGACCTATGACACCAACGGGGCGCCGGGCACGACCGATCAGGCCAAGGAATTTGCGCGGCGCATGATGCTCGATCCCGCTTCGGGCCAAAATGGCTATCGCGTGCGGCCGATCCGCGGAGCGCAGCGCAAGACGGCACCGGAAATCGGCGTGCCGCGGGAGGTCAACCGCGACGCCGCCGGGCGACCAATTGAGCCCTCGATCTACGTCACCGATCTCGGTGTGTTTGAATTGAAGAAGACAATTTCGGAACGGCTTGGCGTAGATGCGCCCGGCCCGGGGTATATTCACCTGCCGGTCGGCGGCGATCCCGCCTGGGCCGATGAGCTGACCAATGAAACCATGGTCGATAATGAGTTTGTGCGGAACGGACCAAACGAGACTTTCGATTTGCTGGTCTATGGCGAAGCGGCGCGGCAGATGCTCAAGCCCGACCGCGCCGAGATCGATTGGGACAGCCGGCCGCCGCCCTGGGCGCGGCCCGAGAAGCTGGCGGCAATGCCAGACACGAATACGATCGCCGTGCCGGCGCCGCCGCTCACACCAGAAAAGGCGCGGGCGGAAAAGCGCGAGAAGCTATTGAAAAGGATCGCTCGATAATGGCCGATTTGGCTACCTTGCAAACCCGGCTGACGGAGGCCGAAACGGCGCTGCACGCGCTGCTGACCGGCTCGCGGGTGCAGGTTGTCGCGCGCGATGGCCGTCGCCTTGAATATACCAGCGCAGCCGGCAGCATTAACCAGCTTCGCAATTACATCGGCCAAATGCAGGCTGAAATCGCCTCGCTGACCGGTGTTGCATCAACCGACTGGCGGCTCAACCGCCGTGCCGGCCGTCCGGTGTTCGGCTGATGGCGCCCCCGATGAAGCGGGCCGGATGGCTTGGCACGACGGGATTTGAAGCGGCATCGCGCACCAGCGTCGAGCTTGGCCAGTATCGCCCGGCGCAGCGCAGCCCGGATGCCGCACTGCTGGAATCGCGTGAACTGGTCGATGACCGGCTTCGCGATCAGGAGCGCAATAACGGGCTGGTCTATACCGCCGTCGATCGCAAGATCGACACCGTGGTTGGTGCCGACATTCGCCCGCGCGTGCTACCGAACTGGCGCGTGCTTGGCATCACGCAGGAAGCGGCGCGCGATCTCGGCAAGCAGATCGAAGCGCATTGGTCGGTCTATGCCAACGACCCCGACAAGATGCTCGATGCCGGCCGCCGCATGAATCATGGCCTGATGGCGCGTGTGCAATATTGGCATTGGCTGGTCGATGGCCGCAACGCAACGATCCCGCTGTGGTTGCCGCGCTATGGCGCCGACTATGGCACGACCTTCATGGTCATCGACCCGCGCCGTATCAGCAACCCGGATGGCAAGCCCGATAGCAAGATGCTGCGCGGCGGCATCGAACTCGATCGCTACGGCGCTCCGGTAGCCTATCATGTTCGCGAGCGCAATCCGGGTGACATTTACGCCAACGGCAATGACTTTCGGTGGGAGCGCATACCGGCGTTCACCCGCTTCGGTCGCCGGCGCTTTATTCACGGCTTTGCGCAGCGCCAGGCCGAGCAGACGCAAGGCCGCTCGCCGCTGCTTGCCGTGCTGAAGAAGGGCAAGATGTTCGAAAAGCGCGACGATCTCGAACTGCAGGCCGCCGCGCACCTTGCCAGCATGGCGACCTATATCAAGTCGGAGGTTCCGAGCGAGGCGCTGTTTCGAATGCTCGGCGACGCGCCGACCGGCAGCGAGGCAATGCCCGCCGAAATGGTTGCGAATTTCATGGAGTTTGCCGCCGATTACTACAGCCGAACGAAATATATGGTAAACGGCGTGACCGTGCCGCACCTGTTGCCAAACGAGGAAATCGGCACGGTGGAATCGCAGCGCGCCGGTGCCGATTTCGTCAATAGCCAGCAGGCATGGCAGCGTTATTTTGGTTGGGCGCTGGGAATGCCTTACGAGCAGATCAGTGGCGATTTCAGCAAATCGGCCTATGTCGGGATGCAGGCGGCATTCAACGAGGCACACAAGAACGTCACCAGCGATCGCGCCATGTTTGGCGATCAAACACTGACGCCGCAGTTCGACCTTTGGCTCGAAGAAGCGATCGATGATGGCGTCATCCAGTTGCCGGCGCCGCTTACCGACTATGCCTCATGCCGCAAGGCGCTGCTTGATGGCCTGGCATGGATTGGCCCGGGTCGCGGTACGGTTGACCCGCTCAAGACTGCCAATGCCAAGCGCGTCAATCTGGAAACCGGGATCGAGACGCTGGAACAGCAGCTCGCCGACACGAACATAGACGCCGAAGATCACATTGCCCAACTGGCGCTTGAGGAACAGATGCGCCGCGATGCGGGCCTGCCGTCGATCTTCAAGAACGCCGTGCCGCCGGTCGACCCGAACGCGCCAGATGCGCCGCCCGAGCCCGGCTATGAACCCGCAGGAGCGCCGGCATGACGATTCCCTATCCTCTGCTGGCGGCCCGGCTGTTCGATACCCCGCTGATGGCGCACCCCGCCAAGGCGCGGCAGGTTGCCCGGGTGCTGATGACCCGACAGCGCCAGCGTGCCGGCGGCGACGCCGTGGCCGTGGTCGAGACCACGACGAACGCCTGGGGCGAAGTCAGCATGTCGGTGCTGACCGAGACCGGCCAGGTCCGCGGCTATGACGAGCCCTATCGGGTGTTCGAAGGCGCGGCGATCATGCCGATCGTCGGCTCGCTGATTCACAACAGCGGCTTGATGGACGCCGACAGCGGCAACGTGGGCTATGACGGCATCGCGGCTCGGCTGCGGCTCGCCATGGAAGACCGCAGCGTCAAAGGCATCTGGATTCCGATCGACAGCTATGGTGGCGAGGTCAGCGGATGCTTCGACTGCGCCGCCGAGTTTCGCGCGAGCCGAGAAGCCGCCGGCGGCAAGCCGATCTGGTTCTGCGTCAATGAAAGCGCCTACAGCGCCGCCTACGCGCTGGCGTCGCAGGGCGATGTTGTCGTGGCGCCGCGCAGCGCCGGTGCCGGCAGCATTGGCGTCGTCATGATGCACGCCGACTATTCCGAGATGCTGGCGGACGAGGGCGTCAAGGTCACCTTGATTCACGCGGGCGAGCACAAGGTCGACGGGAACCCCTACCAGGCGCTGAGCGACGATACCTACAAGGACTGGCTGGCAAGCTGCGAACGCATCCGCGGCATGTTCGCCGACACCGTGGCGGCCGGTCGCGGCATAAGCGCCGAAGCAGCGCTTGCAACCGAAGCCCGTTGCTATGATGCGCCCGACGCGAAGCGCCTGGGCCTCGTTGATTCCATCGTCAGTGCCAAGGACGGGTTCGCCGCCTTTGTCGAGCATTTGCGCGGGCGCTGAGCCCGGAAACCTCAAGGAGAAAGACATGACCGATCGACTCGCCGGCCTCAAGGCCGGGGTGCTGGCCAAGCTCGGCTTTGCCGCGGCCGCCGATGCCAGCACGGAAACCATCATCGACCCGAACGCCACTGCCGACACCGGCGCGAGCAACGACAGCGATGAGGACGAAATCGACCCGAAGGCCGGCAAGAAGAAGATGCCGCCGGCCGACTGCGACGCCGATGCGGATGCCGCCGCCGAAGACGCCGCGCTTGCCGCTGCCATGACCGAAACCGCCACCGCCGCCGCCACCGCCGCGACGGCCGCCGCCAATGCCCGCTGGGCTGCCGTTCTGGCCAGCGCGGAAGCGGACGGCCGGCTTGCGCTGGCAACCAACCTGCTCGGTACGACCAGCATGAGCGCTGAACAGATTGCCGCCGCGCTTGCTGCTGCCCCGAAGGCTGGTGCCGGCGGCCTGTCGGCGCGCATGGCCGATGTAAACAACCCCGCCATTACCGCTGACAGTGATGCCGCAGCAAAGCCAAAAGCCGGCAACCATGGCTGGGACAAGGCGCAAGAGCGCGTTTTTGGCAGCAACCGCAAAAAGGGGGCGTGAGCCTCAAACCTCAAAGGAGACCTGAGACATGACCATCCTGACCGAAGCGCCCCGCCCGGGCGAAGCCATCATTTCGCAGGCGCCGGGCACCCGCTCGCGTGAAGCGATCACGATCATGGCAAGCCAGAACCTGCTCGCCAATCAGGTGATCGGCAGCAACATCACCGCCGCAACCGTCGCTGCGGCAATAGGCGCCGGCAACACCGGCAACGGCGTTCTGACCTTGGCGGGAACGCCCTGGACTGCGACC